CGAATTTCTGTTGCAGTCCTGCCAAGATTTGTTCAAAGATTGTCATACCGTATGATTTTGATTAATAATTTCATACGGTAAATTTACTTATAGAGAAAAGGAAGGGGAAATTTTAAGGCTAACGATACGAAACAATTAAGAGAATGTTCGTTTTTAGGCAAAAAGAAAGCGTGACTACCGGAGTAATCACGCTAAAATATAATTGTTGATAGTTCTGTTACAGCTTTTTTACTGTACCATAAAATCAAATTTAAATATTTTCTTTCATCCAGTCCGTAACTTCTTTTTCTACTGCATATGTTCCCCATGCATCGTTATTTACTTTCATTACTAAAACTGAACCGCCATGTTCATTCATTATAGAAGATATACCATCTCTTATGTCTGTTAATTTCGAATCAGATTGAACAAACCACACATTTTCAATAACACGTGCCCATTTGGGGTAACTACGGATACGTTCTGATACTTGATTATAATCATCTTGATTATTTAAATGAAATGAGATTAAATAACTATCCATAAATTCACTCCTTAGATGCTTTAAAATAATAACCAACAATAAAACCCAAAGGTCCTGAAAGAACACCAGACACAGTTACAAGCATATCTTTATATTCATCAACGGTAAAGCATTTTATTAAGCCTATAAAAAAAACTATACCTATTACAATAAAAAATGCCCATACATACAATTGGGCTATATAAGTTCTAGTTGACTCCTTTCGAGTATCAGAAGTCATATTTTTATCAGTATTTACACTTACTTTATTTTCAACTTGAACAGTTGTTTCCGTACTTGATATTTCAGCATTCTTACTTTCTGGCATAGATTCATTAAATAAATTTGTTTGCAAATATAAGCAAAAGAAATGATTCCTTGCTTTTATTTAGAGTAAACTTGAGTAATTACAACAAGTTTATAGCCGATAGTTCCTCTGTCAGCGCATTAATACCTTTCTGAATCTTCTCCAATTGTTGCTTACGTGGTTTGTGTACTCCAGCCGCATAATGCCACAACTGGCGCTCATTGATTCCGGTGATCCGGCTCAAAGCGGCCTTTGTGAAAATACTGCTGTAATAGTTGATAAAAGTGGCCGCGTCTATTTTGAACTTCAAGGTGAACTCTCCTTTGAGAACCTCACAAGGGTTCGGGTTGTCCTCCAGATACAAGTCTATGGCTTCCTTCATGTTCTCCTCAATTTCTCTTATGTTATTACCGACCGTAATAACCGGAGCACCTTCAATGTAAGCACTGAGATTATTCCCAGCATGTTCGACAATCACTTCTACAGTTCTCATATTGACCTCCATTTTATAATTTAAGAAAAGAGGCCGGGGCTATTTTAGCCCCGCTTGCCTCATAATGCTGTAATAAGTGCCTTTCTCAACGCCTTTCTTTCCATGATTCGGAACGACTACCGTTATTCCATCTTTCTCAAACTTCATGTGGCTGCCCTTCTGGCTCTTTAGAATGAAGCCGTTGTCAAGCAACATAGTTACAACCTCTTTAACTGATTTGTAACTCATAGCGTTTCTGACTTTATTACTCTGCAAATATAGTAAAATAACGAATAATTAAAAAGAAAATCTATTCATTTTTTTACTATAACAGAAAATAGCGATACCCCCAAAAGGTACCGCTATTCAATTAGTCAGTATTTTAGATTTCTATCCGTATAATTTGTATAAACCTCGTAATTTTTCTGACTTGATTGTTCTATTCTTCAAATTGTTTACTAGAACTTTTGAGAAAAGAAAGCTGTCTCTGCTTCTCAATATCGTTCTTCTGGTTCTCTGCCTGTTCTTCCTTGATGGCTTCGATCTCGTCCAAAACAGAATCCACGTTCCCAACAAAGGTGATGGCCCGCTGCTGCGACCAAATCTCCCCGTCCTTGGCCTTGATTGCCGTGTCTATCTTGTCTTTGATGTCCTCCAGTTTATATGGCTGCATTTGTACATCCACGTCAATAGTCTCGGAGGCTGCTTCAAGAGTAGTATTCACGGATCCCAAAGCTGAAACAAGGAAGTTCACACGTCGTTGCATGAACTCGCCGACGGTTTCGTTCAGGTTCTCTACATTCAGGTGGGTGGACATGAACACATAGTCAAAAGTAACACCGGAGACAGCGTTGCCAGTACCCTTCAATGAATCGAAAGAGATGCGCGGTGTATTGGTCAGTCCGTATATCTGGCTCAGCAAGGTTTCCACCTCGAACTTTACGGTATCGGGCACTTGAGACCAAGTAAGGTACTGAGCATTTGCTCCCTGGCCGGTCAGCTCGACCACCCGGTTCTTGAACTCACCGGAAAAATTCTCCACATTTCCAAACAACATAAGGATGGGGAAAAAGTGATAGTCGATGCAGTCAGCGTAGTTTGAGAGCAGCTTCTCCAGCCGGACGCGCATGCTCTTTATCTTCTCGCAATACGCTTCCGGACGGTACATGTAGATTACCGGCATCTTCTTGAATCCATGAGCGAACGAGCCTTTGTCGGTCCAGTTACTTGTCAGCTCCCACTGATAGACCATATCCTTGGTGATGGTCATGAAGCAGGTTATCTCCACATCGTCCAAGTCCTTCTTCTTGTATTCACGGGACAAAGCAACCAAATCACCCTGGTCATTGAAGAAGGGATAGAGCCTGTCACCACGGAAAGGAGACCAGATAGCACTCTTCAGACGGTATTCAGGTTTTGACTTGCCAAAGATTCCTGAAATCTTTCGTTTGAGTTTTGCCCAAAAACCATCATCTTTTACAACATACCAGTATTCGGCCACTTCCTGCTCGGCCAGCCATGCCCGGACGACTTTCTTATTCTGGTATTTCAGCTTGTTCTTCTTAAACACCTGCTTCAAGGCAGAAAGAAGATTTTCTTCTGACTGGTCCGGCTGACAATCAAGAACCGGTTCGGTTCCGACTGTGAAGGCTGTCTGAATGTTCACGATGTCCTGCTCGATAGGAAGGGCAATTCGATTCGGATCAACTTCTTTCCTTACCGCCGGTTCCACATATTCTTTCCCTGTTGTCGGGTCTGTAATCCGTTTCTCAGGCTGGGTAGTGATTTTGATTTTCGGATACTTTTCTTCATCAATCACAATTTCATGTTTGTTTGGGTTCCAATCGTTATAAAGAGCATGAGCATTAGGAAGCTCAGTCTTGCGCCCTTTCTTCAGATAATAGATTTTTCTCTCTACATCCGGCAAAGCTAAAATTTCTTCTAAGGTCCTCATATATTAATTTTTAATGTCCAAATACTCCTGATATGTCTTTCGGTTTCATAATCCTACCGAGAAGTTCTCCCAGCACATAGTAACGAGCAGCATCTATGCCGTGGTTATCGTGATCTTCCGGCTCGTTGATATAGTTTCCGTCCTTATCTTTTGCCCATACATAATTTCTGAACTCTCGTTGAAGGTTATAAGAACGCTTGGTGATGAAGATTTCCATACCTTGCATCTTGTCTATACCGGCATTGACTGAACCATTACCCTTTTCCACTGGATAAATCTTAATTCCACCATTACTGATTTCCTGAATGAGTCGTGGGTCTGCACTGTCAGCAATCACTCTCAAATTCCACGGGCGTAGCGTCTTTATAATATCTCCCGAAAGCAATCCGGTACGATAATCCACTTCATCCAGATACAACGCATTATCTATTATTCCGCATCGGATAGCTGCTGTAGGGTCATTAGTATAACCAAAATCCAGCCCGATTCCGACCTTCTTACACCACATGGGGAACTCATCCACTATACCCCATTTCTTGAATACGGCACCTTCAGCTACATCTGCCCAACGGCCGATAACCACATGGGCGTATTTTTCAGGATTCTTCTCCTTCATTTCCTTGATTTCTCTCAGGAATTCAGGAGAAAGGTTCTCGATATTGTCAAAGTAGGTAGTATGGATATGAAGTACATTGGGATGAGTTGATATCTGTACCTGCACGCCATCAATCTCCACCAATCGATGAGTGTTCTCGATGTATTTCTTGTAGATAAAGTGATTAGAGTCACATGGATTCATAATGATGATTATCCGGTTCTGAATTCCCTTCTTACGGATAGAAAGCATGATCTTATCAAACTCTTCCTCGCTGGTCCATTCTTCTGCTTCATCACAGACAAAGGTGGTGATACCCTGAATTGATTTCAGCTTGGCCGTCTGGTTTCCGGAAGAAGTCTTGATACCACGGAACATGATACGACTGCCGGTCATCCGGTTTACAATATCGGTTTTGGTTGTCTTGAAATACTTCGTTGTTCCGTCCAAATCTATCTTTTCCATCATTTCCGGAATGATAGACATCCCGGCAGATACCATCGTGTAACGGGTATAAAGAATCTGGTGGACAATCTTCTCTACGGGTGTCATTTCAAATGTAAGCCGCTCGATGAAAGTGGAAGCATTGAAAGACTTCCCCGATCCACGGCCACCGGTGATGAGAATGATAAACTTTTCCTTATCGGTGTATAACGGATGATATATCGCCTGGGGTACAATCATTTCAGCTTGTCTTTAATCCATGAGTCAATAGAAATTCCGTGGTCAATATCCTTTGGAATATCTGCATCTTCGTCCTGCCGGCGCTCAACCTTCCTCCATTCTTCATCATGGTGATACAGCCAGACAGACATTGCCTGAAGGTTCGGAGCCAGCTCGCTTTCGCTCACCTGAAGTTCTTCTTCTCCGGTCAGATTGCCGTCTTGGTCTTTCAGCTTCCTTACTACGGTACTCTTTGTCTTGATACCGCCCAAAGCCACCGCAAGGAACTTCGCACGCACAGCGGCGGTGATTGTCGCACGCCCGCGCGCTAATACTTCACATAATTCAGAGTGCTCATTCTTCTTTTCACAGAACGTCTGAGGAGCCAGGCCTAACGCAAAAGCAATTTCTCTGTCAGTGAATCCCTTTTTGGCATACGTTTCCACCTGAGAGAGGAATTCCTCACTCTTGTAATCGAATTTAGGTTTTCTTCCTCCAGGATGCTTCTTGCGTTGAGATTCACTATTGCTCATATCAAATCGTTACTATTTCAAATTCATCAGCATACTCTTTGCCGATCCATTCTGTTTTTTGTTTTTCTGTTGCTACTTCATACACGCGACCTCGTTTGGATAGGTGCCTATTTAAAAATCGTTCTCGGCTTCCTTCTTTGCCAAACCTCTTGTCGTTGGATAATCCTTTGGCCTTACAAAAGAATAGGCCAGTTTCTTTATGCTTAAACTTAACAGCCATGATTATTCAATTCTTTCTACTTGTTCATCGAACACCTCACCTTTGATAAACTTGGAATATGGATCATAACCAAATCTTTCACAAAAGGCAGCTTTGGCTTCAAAAGTATCAAAGGAAAGCATCAGATAAGCGTCCATATCCTGTGCCTGTTTCTGGGCTGCATCCTTAACCTGCTGCTTGACTTCTTTCATGTGGGCCACCTTTTCGGCTTTTTCCATCTGCTTGGCGGCTTTCTCGGCTTCTTTCTGTTCGGTAACTGGTGCCATCATATCTTCCAAAGCATTTGCGATGGAGTTTTCTTCCTCTGTCTGGAGAAGGAAATCACAGCCAATCATGTTAAGGTCGGCAGCTGTCAGGCCGGCATCCTGGTAATCAATATCAGGAACGAGACGAGCCAAAGCGTCGTAATCCCAAGAGCCTTGTGCGTTAGGATTGTTCATTAGAATGTTTAACTCCTTTTCCTGCTTCTCATCCACGTCAATTACATCAACGCGGATTCTGTAGTCATTTTCAGGGAACTTCTGCAGCTCATCCATGACTGTCAGACGCTGATGACCGCTTACCACAGTCAGTCCAGTCCGCTTGTTGACTACGATTCCACCAACTAAGCCGAACTTCTTGATGCCTCGCTTCAATGTCTTTCGGGATTCCTCAGACAGTTTCCTAGGGTTATAATCTGCAAAGTGAATGGCGGAACGGTTAAGTTCCACCGATTCACTCTTTATGTATTTACTCAGTTCCATATCATCCGTTACTTAAACCAAGCCCTCCACTTGCTGCTCGGTGCATATTTTCAGCTGCTCTTCCAATTCTTCTAAATTGGCTTTCTGTTGTTGCTCTACTTCTGAGAGCTTGAGAACGGTTGAGAATAGCAACTTGCGCTCGGTTATATCCATAACCAGACATTAGATTTTGAGCTGTATAGGGATTTCCTAAATAACTCATAGTTCTATCCGAAATTCTTCTTCTGACTCTGCATTCCTCCTATTAATTTTGTTTGTTATAATTATAATATTCTTCCTGTTAGCTTAAATGTATATCCATTTACACTCTTATAACCTCGTTTCCCATTCAAACAACTTGTAACATTTCCGTTGTTCAAATTATTAACGCGGCACATTTCTCTTATGCTTGGATATGTTCCAATAACGACACCATCTTTTAACAACTGCACCTCCTTTTTGGGGCGTTCACACACGTTGTTACGTGGAATATATAAACCTGTTCTAATTGCGTGCCTGATATTCTCTGATTGAGTAACCCATTCAAGATTTTCAAGCCTATTATCAGACTTTATACCATTGATATGATTTACCTGCATATCAGGATGAGGTTCAGTAAACGCATCCATAACAAGCCTATGCACTTTACACGTTTTACCTTCTCCATTGAGTTTTTTCAACTCAATGTACATATATCCTTTTCTTGTTGGAAATGGTTTAAGAATTTTGTCGCGTACAACAATTTTCCCCTCTTTTCTTGCAATTTTGCTGCCGTGTCTATACTTGATATTCTTTACTCTTCCAAGATTTGACACAAGATAAAGACCTTCATATCCGACTACATCTTTCCAAACTTCATCCATTGTTATTTTGCTTATTATCATATTCAAATAAAATCCTACGGCTCATAGGGAATACCTGATATATTCTTTCCAAGTCTTGAGGATAGTTTTCTCTTAGCCACAAAAAGCAATCTAATGAAAATCCGACCCCATTTGAAGCCTTTAATGAGTAACGTACCGGCTCCGGAAGGCTGTTCTGCTTCATGTAGGACAGAATGTCCTTCTGCGTCCAATCTGCCAGAGGATAGCACATTCCGTTGTTCTCATACCCATTGGCTTCATAGCCTTTCAGCATCAGGCGGCGGTTCATGCCGTCGGCCTTCTTCATGCCCAGGAAAGTGTAGTAAAGTCCGTATCTGAGCTGCATGGCTTTCACCACATCGGCCAACTTCAAAAGCTTCACTTTGTGGTTTGGCACACAATACAGGCCACCGCGAAGAATGTAGGTAAGGTTCCAGTGGGGTACCTGAACAAACTCTATCTTCGGATATTTGGCTTTTACCCAGCCGATCCATCTTTCAATATGCTCTAAACCTTTGACAAAGTACATGAACACACAGACGACTCTATCAAACTTTGGGTAGATCATGTCCAGTAAGACCAAAGAATCCTTACCCAAGGACAGAAACAGCAAAACCCCGTCAGTCTTCTGTCTGACGAGGTCAATATGGCTGTATGTCCTTTCTTGCAGTGTCATTATCCGCCACTCATTCCAAGTCCTGTACGGACGTTATAATACTGCTGTCTTCGGGTGATGAATCTGCCACCCTGAGAGAGACCACCATTCTCTGTGGTCAAACCTCTACGGCCACCACGGTAGCCACCAGTTGAAAATGTACTTCTGTTTGTTCTGACTCAACAAAAAATTTAAAGGGTTAAACATGCTTTTCTATCACTTTACCCAGATTATAAACTACCTGTGCTGCCAAATATATCTCACCCTGATAGGTATATTCAATCAGATTGTGATTCTCATCTTCAAACAGCTCTATTTGGGCGTCTTTGACTTCTACCAATGCACTGGCCCTGTCCTTATTGTAGCCTACAAAAAACTGTATTGCATCGTAGTGCTTTGGCTGCAAAACACCGTCTTTCTCGACACAATACCCGTCTGCATCAAGCTGACAGTATTTCTTCTGTGTCGTTGGTCTAATTTCTCTGAATTCTTGTGTTTTCTTGCCTGACAATATTTCGTCAAAAAACTTCTGTTTGATGATAAGCGTAAGTATTTCCATAATCGTGTAAAGTTTAAATGTTAGTTGCGGGTGATGGATTCGAACCACCGGCCTTCACCAAGTCAAAGTGACGAGCTGACCACTGCTCTAACCCGCGATGGTATCTATACAAAGATACCCCATTATGAAGACAATTTTGAATAACAATTCAACGCATACGAAACAATTTGCTAATTGTTTGGTAATAAATCAGGGTCGTGTTTATTGATGATGCTTTCAACAATTTCTTTTGCACATTCTATACCGGATTTATACCCTCTGGCATAGTCTGTCCTAGTAGACAAGTAGCTTGTATCATTACCCAGCCACCCGATTATTTCTTGCAGGATTTCTTTCTCTTTCATAACCATCTCAAATTAGAATAATACACACCATTCAATTTCGTATAATCGCCATACAGCATTACTTTTCCTTTGTACATCATTGCAAACCTAGAACTGCCAGCAGCAGCCATCATCATGGATTCTGTCACTTTCGATTCATATCCGTATTTCATTACAAGGGGATAAACTTGACTTCTGAAGAATATTTCGCTGTCTGTCATATCATTTACCGACTGAATAGGCAAAACTCCATTATGGGCAAAATAAACGCCATTCTCGACAAACGGGTGGCAGTTCCTTCTACACTTAGAACCATGTGTTGCCCACCTCATGTGAATGATGCATTCTTCTTCAATTTCAACCTTTGAAAGATGAGTTAAAAACTTCTGATAGTCCATCGTCTTATATCTATGCTTTGAAGAAACGAAGCCATAACCATGATGATTGATTCTCTGAACTTTATTTAAGGTATCCAGAGTTGGCATCTGAACACCTTTTGGCTTATAAATAATACAGCACATATTCTTTGATTTTAATCGTGCGAGGCTCATGCAAGAACCTCAGCACGTGATTTAAAGAATGACTTTTCTCTCGTTGTCAAGAAAGGTATCTCGTCAATTGAATTAACCTCTGAACTCAGTACGTTCTTTTTAGACCATGCTACCAGTTTAGCGCAGAAGTTCACCCAGTTAGAAATCTTTTCGAAATCAGTAGAACCTTGATGTTGCCTAAATTCTATTGTCTGATGTCGAGCGTAAGAACAAGCATTCACTTTATAGTATCTATTACCATTCATGACGCTAAAAACATCATGCTTTGTCATACATACATCAAAGTTCTTGCCTTGAAGGGTTCTACACCACTGGCTGTTGTTGGCTCGTCTTGATCGTGCCATGAAGGTATCAATCACTCTCTCTAACTTCTGATAGTTTTCGAATACATTAATGTAGGCTTCATCAGAAAGATTTGCAGCCCCGATATGCACATGCAAACCTGTAGATATATTTACCTGTGCATTTGCTTCATTTAAAGCTTTGCAGCAGGTTTCTAGACTTTTCATACCCGCCTTACCGGTAAGAACCGGTGAAACACATTCGATAGGATTTTCACCTCTGATAGAAGAGTCAGATACAAACTTGTAATAGTGGTTGTTGTCAACGTGATTATAACCCTCATATTGAAAAGGCATTTCGTTTCTTGTTGCACATTCTCTCATCATGTTTGCAGCTACCAAGCATTCAATCTCGACCCCAAAAGTAAACTTGTGTGTCTCTCTGACAGGTTTAGGCAGTTCAGCCATAAGAAGTTCAACTTCATACTTTCTCAAACCTAATTTCACGAAAGCAGCTTTCTTTGCAGCCTTAGAACCTTTCATGCTCTTAATCTCTTCTACTTGTTCTTTTAATGTCTTCATAATCGTGCATTTTAGAATTGATAATCGTGTGTATTTGCAGGGCTTTCGCCCTGCTGTTATTTACTTGTGAGAATCTCTGAAATCAAGTTCTACAATCTTGTGATACTTGTTTATGTCATACAGGCCAGTAGCACAGCCCATAGCCGATGCAAGTCTTACAACTTCTTCTAAAGCAACCATCACGTCTGAACTTGCGTTTATAGCTTCTTTTTTAGATGTCTCATACTCTCGTGTATTAGATGTTGTCACTTGAACCTTTTCAGCTTCTTGCACTCTTTTAAGAGCTTCATTGATAACTCTGATCTGTTCTTTGATCTCTTTGATGTAATCACTGCTAATAGTCTTCATAATCGTATGTATTTAAATTGTTATTACTTCTTGTTTGATGATGCAAATGTAATGCTAAAAACATTACCACACAAATTAAAAGTAATGCTTTATCTTTATCTTAACATTATTTAGTAATGTAAATAACATTACATATATAAGAACAAGTAATTTTGTAGCATTAAAATTTACAGATATGGATAATATTGAAGCATTACTAAAAGAAAAAGGATTGACTAAAACCGCTTTCTCTGATTTATTAGGTATCAAAAAACAAAATCTTAATGGATTGATGAAAAATCCGACATTAGAAACTATTAAAAAATTTGCATCTGTTTTAGGTGTTGAAACATGGCAGCTTTTTGCCAATCCAGAAGAAATACACCACAAAAAGGATGGTATCTCTTTGACTTGTCCTCATTGTGGGAAAGATATAAATCTTAAAATAGAATAATTATGGAAACACCTACTAAAGAGAATACTCTTTACTTGCCTATAAAACAAGTTTATTTCGACCAGATAATAGCAGGCACAAAGAAAGAAGAGTATAGAGAAATAAAAGAGGGTATTACCGCTAATCGTTATTTGCTCAAAGATGGAAACGGCAAATATGTTCTTAATCCAAATGTAACCCAACCAAATAAAGAATATTTCATTGACGATTATAACAACGGAAATTTTCCGTTTGTGCCTAAGCCTTATAAATACCTGTATATTGCCGTTGGTTATGCAAAGGAACGTGATACAGCTTTAGTAGAAGTTGACGGATTTAGATTCATACCTAATATGATACGTGCTGATTTATATGCTTTTTGGCAAATAGCTTTTCATTTAGGTGAAATAATAGAAGTACATAGAAAATAGACAAAAGCCGGAAGCATAACGCTCCGGCTTTTTTACTAAAATGAAAGCAATTTGCAACTACTTGATTAGTCCTTTGATTTTCAACTTTTCTAAAACCTGGTTGTAAAGGTACTCTATATCCTGCCGGAAATCCTTATACTGTTGGTAGATAAAGGAAACATCAGCGATATTGTTCGATATTACACATGGGGAGACATCCGGGAACACGCCGGCAATCTCCGCCCTAATCCCATTCGGCAGCCGACCGCCGGCCAGCACGCTGGGGGCGAACAAGAACAGCACGATGAAGAGGAACTTCTTTCGCTGGGTGACGCTCTCAGGATTGGGCGGGCAATCCATCCCGGCCAACAGTTCCTTGAACCAGCCATAAATCTCCGGAATAAGTGACAAATCGGTCAAAATAGGCGATGCTAACTCCTGTTCACGTTCTGATAATCTTGATTTCTGTTCACGTATTGATTTCAACTCCACGATTGATGAAAATTCTTTTGTCATAGTAGGAAAGTTTTAGTTAGAAATTCTTATATTTGCATCATAATCGTGTGTGGGAGTTGGCTTGGTCGTGCGGGCTGGCTCCTTTTTTATTTTACCGTCCTTCCCCACTCCATTGCAAGGTACAGGGCGGATGAATACAGAACGAGTTCCTCACTTGTGGTAAGGAACCCGACTTTCAAGGCCATTTCAACGGCCAGACTTTTCAGATTATCTTTCTCTTCCATAAACTATAAATTGTATGCGTCCATAAATACGTAGATGTAAATTACGATGGTCAAGATACTGTCTAGACAGATTGCCCACGCTCCTAACTTCTGGAACCTGGAACAACTTAGTATCAGGACCAGAAGGAACAGGTACCACTGGTCGGTACACAGCCCCATCACCAAGGTTGCCATCCCGACCGCATCCAATATCAGGGCAATTCCAAGAATTGGGTTTGCCCACAGATACCATTCCCTTGCAGTCTTGTCCATCGCCTCCATCGCTTCGGTCTCCCTATGAAGTTTCCTGCATCCGAACACCTTCACCGTTTCATAGATGATTTGCAGGAAAACGAGAATGTAGAATACGTGTTTCATGGTCAATAAGATTTATTTCCGTGCTTGTATGGACGGAGTTCATTATATTTCATCTTCTGCTCAATAAACCAAAGAAGATCTATCCCCATGGCCCTGCAATACGAGAATATTTCCATTAATACTACATGGATATTAACGCTAAACTCGATACGTCCCGGTCTGAAGGATGTAATCTGCTTACATATTCCAAAACAAAATTCTGTGAACGTCTCATTTACTCCGAACGGGTATTCTACTTGCTGTAAGGAAGACAAATCAATACCTCTCAGCCCGGCCAAATCCAGTAGCCGTATACAGGCATCAGCAAGTTCAAATTCAACACTATCTGTGTATTTTAAATAGCGTTTTCTCTGCTTTATATTTTTTATTGCACCAAGAGTAACAGGAATCCTATCCTTTATACTATTATAAATGGATGTGCAACTTTCATTACAATATTTAATTCTGAATGAAATTTCCACCATGTCATCATAAGATATTTTAGAACTTGGATGCCTTAATCCAGAAACAAGCGCATGTTTATTATTCTGCCCTGAAGATATATATTCAAGATTCCCCACATTATCATTCAATTTATTCCCATCAATATGGTTTACAACATAATTGGCATTAGGTTTAAATAAAAATGCCTCTGCTACCATTACACACACTTTTTTTGTTTTTCCTCTAAGAGAACAAGTATAATACCCAGTTCCTCCCTTTCCGGGACTAAGAATTTTTCCTTTCTTTATATAATATACTTTCCCATTCCACACCTCCATATCTTTGCTGCGAACGCGCCCTAAATTAGATACCTCATAATCATCTTCATAACCAACAACAGGTCTCCACTCTTCTTCCGTTTCTATATTGGCTTGAAAATGCTTACCATTCTTATATAGTCCTTTCCGGTCTGCTTCCACAGCTTCCATAAGTTCTGATATTACCAGACAGAGGAAATGTTCATCACTCAGATTCTCTTCATGCCATCCATGGGCTACTGCGCACTGGTAGGCTTTATCTCTCAATTTGTTTAAGTTCATAATAATCTATTTTTCATATTAAACAAAAAGCCCGATGTTTCCACTGGGCACAAAAAAGGCGGTGAACTTTTGGAACACCGCCTGAGAAATATATATCAAAATATAATCATTCACATAGAAAGATTGAATACATCTGTAATAATCATATACAATGAACTTATTTATATTAAAAACCGAATCAATCTATCTGATAAACATTCAAATCAGACTTCCACACCATACCATCAACATCTAAAGTAACTATATAAATTCCAGGACTAGGGATAGGAATATTATTTCCCTTGACAACAATATTCACCGTTGTTTCTTTCCCTTTTGAATCTGTATTATCTGCAGTCATCTCCCCAACTGGAAGAATAAAAACATCTTCGTTTTCCTTTTTGATTGAGAATTTAATATTGTGTACTCCTTTTTCTGTTTCAGAAAACATAATCCTTGCCACCAAAGCAAATTCGGGATAATCGGTTGGAAAATTCTTAGCATAAATACTATTAAAAGTTCCAACTATTACAAGTTTACCATTGTTGTATTCTTGTGCACTATCACATAATGTAAAAATATCTACTTTCATACTTATTATACTTCAATTTTTGTATTATCACTATGTGGTGAATATCCTAACAGTCTTTTATAAACATCAAATGGCGTCTTAATTTTACCAATAGTTCGGATATTTGTATTAATAAGACTAGCCCCATGTCGTCCAGTTTGACCTTCTTTCACAATAGGCTTCAAACTATCTCGTTTAGAATCTGCGTAAAGTCTGATAGCATCACCTTTTATTTTATCACCTACATCCCCATGCACTTTTAGATTTATTCTTTTTTGCTTTTCTTCTTCTAAAAGTAACATACTTTCAGTAACTTCCACACTACAATTTCGGTCTAATTCATATAAAACCATATTTTTGTTGGTAATAGGGTCTTTTCGTAGTCCTCCTTTTTTAAACTCAATTTTACGAGTGTAAATAGAACATTTCATTCCCTCTACCATTTCACCTTCTTTGATATATTCTCCCATTATTTATCAGGTAAGTTTTTACGAATAGAATCATTGCTGAAAGAGAACAAATCAGCCATATCATCAACATCCTTTACATCTTTTAGATGAGGACAAAGAAGCAATGCGGTTTTTATATCATTAATATCAGCATCTTCATTGTTTAAAACGACATAATCATCCTCATTTGAATCTATTTCCTTATCAAATTCATCATCTGTTATTTCATTTTCAAGAAGTTGATTATATAACCTGAAATAGTTCCTTTCACGTGTACGATTATTTACCGCTCTAATAAGTAATTCACTCATACGATTAATAGAAGTAAATAAACTTATTACTTTATTATCTGCTAAACCTGCAAATGCTGTATATGTCCCATTGCTTACAGCGACCACTTTAACATTGTTGTTATCTATTACAGAAACAGACTCTCTAATATCCGCCATACTATACTTATGTTTACATAAAACAATCTCATAGATATAACATACAACTCAAGTATATGTTTATCCATGAGAACTCAAAAAACTTGTTTCTTAGAACGTTGACTGAGTAACGTGACAAAGATAGCTAAATTATTTATTAATCAAACATTAATGTGACTTCATTAACATAATAATGCTAAACAACATATCAGCAGCGGTGTTCCAACAAGTCAAAGAGCGATATTCGATTGTCAGCATTACTTGTTCAATGCTAATCTTATCTGTTTAAGTTCTCGTAAGGTCAACGGTGGTCTGTTGCGTATGGCAATATCCAGAGTCTTGATGATTTCATCAGCATTACTAAGGATGAAACCGCTTCCTCCACATCTGCTGCACTGAATAGGTATATCATACCCCATTTCGTACGCCTTCCATGAAGGTACGTCGAACAAATGGGGATTAGTCACATATCCTTTCCCGTTACATTTGTCACAAATCATATTCCCAGAATCCTAATTTCCCTTTCACATTCATAATCGGCTTATCAAACAGTACCGCATCCTTCAGCACCCAGTTCCAGCAACCTTTCTCAGCCCAGACTGAAGGATGGTTCTGTACGCAGTCTGCTATTACTACACTGCCAATGATAGCACCAAACTCCCATTTCCCCGAAGTACTTTTCTCAGAAATTAATGGAAAAGCCTGTTTCATCTGTTCATCATTTAGGTTTATTTCAAACTTCTTACCATGACAGCCACTTGCATGAATCAGCACTCTTTGGCCAATATACTTCTGAGGGCACTTCCATGTCCGGTTCTCGATGTCTTTAATACCGTGAGCGATTAAGCTAGCCCACGGCTGTTTAATGGATATTGCTTTCATTTCTTACTTGTTGGATTATCACTTATCTTAGTTCCATGATATACAATTCTGTTAGCAGCTTCATCCAGCGGCAATGAAGCAAGGTATTTCAAGCATGCATCCCAGCCAGCTATAAATCCTTCGCTGAATTCATCTGCATAGCAATCTTCATCACAATCATGTGCTATGTTTTCTCCCTCGCAGAACCGGCAATAAGCACGTTCTTCACAAGCATACTTTCCGTTACACTGATAATGATCGTGAACGGCTTCCCTAAGCATTTCTTCCTTTCTTGTCATATTCATTTCTCCTTTCCACCTATCCCAGCAACCACCACATGACTGTCAGGAACAGGTAATACAATTTCGTTTTCATTGATTATTTCTCCTTTTTTCTACAAGTTGCTCAAGTCTCTTTTCACACTCAGCGCACTCAATTTTCTTGCGTTCCAGTTTCTCCCGGAACTTAACCAGTTCCTCGTCCGTATTCTCATCAAAGAACATGTTGCTCTGACGGTTGTGCTCAATGTACTCATTCATCCTTCGTTCTGCTTTTGTTATCTGGGCTTTTGCAGAAATCAGTTTAGATAGGCAAGAACTCACTTCAAGCGACTCTCCTGAACGCTTGTAGTAGTAAAAAGAAGTGTACACATCATTCCTTGGATGCTGGCATTGCAATCTGGCCACCCTCCACCTGATTACCCACATCCTTCTTTCGTACACTTCACGAGGAAGGTCGTATGTGTATAGGATGACAGATTGATGACCGTAACCGTAGCAGATGCTGATTTGCACCCAATTCTCGATTTTCAGCTCCTTTTCAGCTTTGGCCAAATCCTTTGCGAACTGATAATAATCACTCAAACTTTCCTGCTTTCCCATGTTATTCAAAATTTAATTCAAGTTGTTGTCCATCGGGTTCTCTATATCCGCGGTTGGCCTTCATAAAGGCTTTTCGTAAGGCTTCAGCAATCTTATTACGCATAGCCTTAGATACATGATTCTTGTCGGCCTCACTATTCATTTGGAGTATCTTGTTAAGACTGCTGTTTATTGGCTTTTCGTCAAAGAACAGGCTATACTCGGTAAATATCCGGGTACAATCCTTTGCGGCTTTCTCTTCTTCCTCATCCTGATACCTCTCTATTACTGTTTCCTGTGCTGCCCTCAAAATCCTTTGTCCACGATCACACCTGCAGCCATGCCATTCATTCTCATATATGACGGATATAGCACGTTTCTTGCGGATAGTGCCTATCTTCGCCCATCCATAATAAACTTTCAGCTTTCCCATCGTCAAATCGTTGTTACACAATAAAAATCACTTCCATACATGATATGCGCTCCACGTCTCCGGAGTTCGGCCACCAGCTGATCATTGGTATATCTGGCCAGCCGCCCATGCAGTCTGTCCTGCTTTCTTCTTTCAGCCGTGTGCCTGCTCTCACATAACCGGCATCTATTGGTGTAATGAATGCCGGATTTTGTTTCATAGGCCCGGAACTTGCTTTCCGGAAGGTTCCGGCCACACTCGACACAAACCTTCATGATGCAGCCCTCCTTATCAGTCCCATGTTACGGTTTACCAATTTGATAATATGATCATGGTAATCGCTGGTCTTGTTACAGACCGCCCTGCTCTGTACGATCTTGAAGGTCTTTAAAGAGACCTCTACCGTTTCAAGACGTTTCCCATTCTTTTGCGCTGTAAGGATTATGCAGTCCTTGCGTTTATAATACCCGTTGCTATATACGCAATGGTGCATAGCCTTTCCTTCCTGATAGAACTGGGTAACACTTTCCAATGGACGGATCACAATATCCTCATCCTTGATTTCTATGCCCAGAAATGGCTGGATTCTTTGGATGAAAGAGAGGATATCCTGTTTCATTCTGGACATGCGTTCAATCCGTCTCTTCCGTTCCTCCTCGGCCCGAATCTTCGCTTCTATCTTTCTCTTTTTCTCAACCAGTTTATCATGCTCTTTATTCAGGTTCTTTGGGCATACATAGTGAGCATTATGTGTGTCAAGGTGGAAATAATCAAGCAAATGAAGGTAATCGTCATACATCGATCCGTCCTTAATGATATACCCGTTGCGGTTACAGATATTCACTGCCCACGGATGGGAAAGCCCACCTCGATGCATATAGAAATCCAACATACTATATTGCTTTGTCTTCAGCAACATTTCCGCATACTTGCTTTCCCCAAGAATCGCACGTATCAGTCTGGCCGGAGTAACGCCATGGAACGAAGTACGAAGACCGTTCCTGTGGAGTATAGGCAGCAGCTTTACTTTCGGATATACACAACCATCTATGTCATACGAATGTGAATAGTATATATTTCCGTCCTGCTTGATGCTCATATCTGTACCGTGAAGCCAACCTCTATATCCCATATTCATAGCCTTGGCCATAACCGTTTCTTTTCTGTCTGCAGTTATCCACTGTTGGCATACCTCATCGATGAAATAATGTGTGTCACGTTCTTTCCTTGCATACTTGGCTGTGTAGAAGTGACGGAGCACCTGAAAATCTCCCGATGTTGTAACGACTGTCAGATAACTTACTGCATTATCCTTGGTCTTACGGCTTACCTTCACTTCCAATCTTTCACCGCAGTAAGGACACTTGATGTACCCTTCCTTCTGGCCAGTTACATCAACCCACATCTTTCCACATTCACTGCACCACATTTCATCTTTACAGCGGTAAGCGTTATGTGGGAAGCAATGCTTCTTTCCCCATCTTATCTGGGTTTCTGTTATTGCTGGCAGCTTACTGCTGAGTTCAACCACCAGCTTTTCACGTTTTGTTCTTGGTTTCATAATTCCCCAAATAATGAAAGTTGCAGACTATTATCCTCCCCTCTCCTGCGTTTCTGGACCGGCTTAGGCTGCGGTTTCGGTTGCTCTACCGAAGCAGGCTCCGATGTTGCCACCTCTACACGGCTCTCTACTCCATCGACCTTGATTTCATCTTCATCGTAATAGTGGACAGCCCAACCGTAGACTGTCGCATCATCGATACCAACCGAGTTGGAACCTTTGGCCAATTTCCGTGCCTGGGAGTAAATGTAATTACAACATTCCTTGATACTTTTGTTCGCTTTCTTGTAAGTTTCGGCAAAGAGCGAATCAGTCTTTGCGCGGTTTTCCAGATACGTCTGGATTGTTGTTTCAAAAGTTGAACTTGACATAACAATATTATTTTAATTCCATCTTAGAGGCCGTTTATTAATTTTTTCCAGAAATGCAGTTATTTTCTTTTCTGCATTTTCACCATCCTTAATGAAAATCATAGTATGTGTCTTATCACCGGGGATAGCTACATATTTGCCTGTTTTCTCCAGTTCTTTTTGCTGGGATATTTTCAATTCTGTTCCGTGAGGATTCTTATCCAGCTCCATTTTACGTGGTATCATTGGGTCCTGCGATTCTTTCATATCTACACCTCCTAGTCTTTGTTCATTATTCTATCAATTCTTTTCCTCTCAAGCCATTTAGCACCCTTCTGAAACCCTTCTTTAAAAGACTTATCACAAGCCCGACAGATAAGTGTTTCAGGATTATAGGTCAAAGGGCATTTTTGGCACATCTGGCTAAGTCCGTTCGCCTTGCCTGCCGCAGCCTTGCAACCTCCCATGAGGGATTTCGGTTTCGGCCTTTCCTTCAAATCGGCCCAAATGCGTATCATATTGTCGAAATTTTCAAGGTCGCTAAACATATCATTACCAGTGTTAGTTTTCTTGATTATCTCTGCAAATTCCTTGAAGTAGACATTGGCTGCCTTGTAATACTCCCTCTGCATATACACTATCTTGTCAGTCATCAGCCCGGCTTTCTTAAAATTGTCCTCTGCTTCAGATAACAGGTCGTTAGCCTCGCAGGAAAGAAGTTGAATCATGCTTATTATGCGTTCCAGCCTCGGAAGTATTCCTGCTTCTTTTGCCTTCTGTATGAGTTCCTCTGTTTCGGCTTCTTCTATATCCTTAACTAGTTGCTCAATCTCGACGTGGATAGCCTTAGCCTCCGGGCTGTTGCCCTTCTTCCTCACTTCCTTGTAGGACTTCTTCAGTATATCCAGCTTTCTCAATAGCATTTCTTTTTGCATATTCCACAGATTTATCAGATTGTTCTATTTTTCTTATGATTAGATACTTTGGTTCACCTTTGCGAAGATTGTTAAGGGTTTCTTCGTTTACTTCTGCCTCGGTTAACCCATTGACTGTTGTATATTGGGGTATTTTGTATTTATCACGCAGTTTCCGGATTAACTCCCAATCCCGCGTTACCCAATAGATTGTGATTTTCATTTTCGTAGGCTTTCACCGCTGAACAATACGGTTCTGGTTATAGCTCTCAAACGGTCGATGGTTCTCTCACCGTACTTTTCTCTCAACTCATCAATCGACAGGTTAGTAGTCAGGATAAGAAGTTTCCCTTTCTTCTCAGCCTCGTCTGCCAACTCTGCAAAAGCAAGCCTTCTTTCGCCGTATTTCACACTTAAATTCTCCGTTCCTATATCGTCGACGTAGATGATATGCTTCTGCTTCACAGCGTCCAGATCAGCGTTCATCTGCTGTGCATCGTAGCAGCTTACCACCTTCCGACAATAATGATTCAGGATCAGAGGAACAATCCTTCCGCAAATAAGGGTCTTTCCTCTTCCGCAATTGCCGAAGCACAACAGCCCACGACCTCCATTGCCGGCCAACCAGTTTGCAACCTCTTCATACTCCGGAAGCCATCTGGCATTCTCCCCCGTGAAGTATTTAATACCAGCCCTTAAAACATTCTTTGCATCCGGAATAGAAATTTCTACCGTATTCGGTACAGGTGAAAACCCCGTATCCTTCAGCCTTTCGATTGTTTGTCTGAAATCTATCTGTTCCATGTTACCATCCTTTGTCTTTGTATTTTTCAGTAGAATTATCTTTCAGGACTACGCCTATATCTGTTTTGGAATAAGCCTTTTTCTTAGCTTGGGAAACTATCTCGTTAAACTTGGAATTGATGTTCGTCACACTGAAATTCTCGAATATCCACCCCTCTTTTATGGACGATAGCAGATACTGAAGAGCATACAGAATTGAATCCTCAGCTACGTCCATCTGCTTTTGCTCCCGCTGGAACTTCAGCTTCTGAAGTAACTGGGACATTGCCCCTGCATCTTTGGCCGTCCAGTAATAATCACTTCCAAACAACTGTCTATAATGGGTTTCAAAAAGAGAACGGGCTTTTACGTTAAGTCCCTCCCCCTTGGGGGGTGTGGGGGGAATAATATTATTAATAATTTCTTTATCTTTCTTTTTCTTATTGCCCCTACCTTGCCCCAAATCTTCAATCTTATCAGCCATTTTTTTTGACATTGCCCTTAGCTCTGCCCTTAGTTCGCCCATAGACACCTTTAAGTCATTGATCTCTTTATCATTATCTATGCCCTTACCATTGTCCTTTGGCTTGTCCTTGATAGGATTGTAGTCATCATAATTGCATAGGGTTATGACAGTCATACCCTGTTGGTTGCAAGTTGTAATCATCCCCTTCTTCTTCAATTTGGAAAGAAAATATCTGACTTTCTTTTCAGACCATTTCCAACGCTTCATCAAAAATGATATGGATGCCGGATATTGACCTCTTGTATAAGAGATTTCTCGACCTCCGATGAGTTCGCTATACGCCTCGTCGGTTGCATCAAATCGTGCTGACTGAATCAAGTCAAGCCACGCTTCGCATTCCGAAAACTCACGGGCAACTTTCCACATTTCATTCGAGAAAAACCTGCGGCTTAGTCTCAAAAATCCTTCTTCCATAGTTTTAGAATCTTACGTTAGTCAACTGCCTGTTATTAGAGAACACTGCCCATTTACCATTTCCACTATCAACAAGGCGAAGATCCTTCACTTCTCCAAATCGTTTTTTGTTTCCACAAAGGTCAACGATCCATCCGGCCTCTTTACTCGGGTGCGGACGGATAGCACGGCCGACTATTTGATACCACAGTGCCAAAGACATCGTAGGACGTGCCATGACAATCGTATCCAGTTCTGGGTAATCAAATCCGGTAGTAAGTACGCCGACATTGGCCACGACCGGAATTTCTCCGGCCTTGAATGCCTCAAGAATACTCTCGCGCTCTTTCTTTGGGGTTTCTCCTGAAACGATGGCCGCTCCGGGAATAGACCAGGTAAGGCGTTCAGCTTCTTTCAAAAACCTCGTGAAGACCAATATACCTTTTCGTTTTATCCCGCTTTTAGGGTTCATTAGTCTTTGTACAATGCTGACCAGAAACCCGTAAAAATCGATACGCTCATACTCCTTTACGACAGACTTGTCTGTGTAGTCGGCTCCGGTCGTGTTTACCTTCAGATTAAGTTCATTCCATCCTAAAGGGTTCATTTCATAATAATTCAGTTTTGACAGATAACCCATATCCAAAAGGGTGGAGATTTGAACCTGATAAATGACCTCAGAGAATACACAAGGCCGGGTCCGAGTGATAAACTTCAACATGCTGCCGAAATCCCTGCTTGATGAAAGCCGGTAAGGCGTAGCCGTCAATCCAAGCACCTTGCACTTCAGCATAGAAAGAAATGATTTATACATTCCTTCTTTCGGGTTAACCAGATGGCATTCATCTATAATTATATTCTTGAAATGCTGAAAAAGCTCAGGATGATTGACAACACTACCAATCGTAGCGAATGTTATTCTTGAAATCTCTTTCCGCCCAAATGATGCGGAATAAATGGAACAGTCCAGAATTCCATAAGAACAGAGCTTCAGGAAATTCTGTTCCAATATCTCTTTTGACGGCTGAAACACCAGCGTATGCCCTTCAAGGCGGCTGGCGATATCAGCTATCACCAGGCTCTTCCCTGCCCCAGTCGGCAGCACCATGATGGCATTGTTCTTCTTGGCTTTGTTAGCAAAGAAATTTACTGCTGCATCACTGGCTTTCTGCTGGTAATCTCGTAACTTGTACATATCTTTCCTCATTTTTTATAATAAAAGGAGAATCTTCGCTCAGCTTACTGAGAAATGCACGGATGATGTATGCTTGTTCCTCATTCATACCCACAGGAGATAGGGAATCGTCTTCATTCTTCATCATCATTACTAATGTTCCGGGTTTTAATTTTTTCATAGTCCTTTCTCCTTGCTCAGCTTATCTTCCAAAGCTTTGAAATACTTTGTGAGTTCAATTAACTCATAATCAGTCCACTTTTTAGCCTGTCCAGCTTTCCATGCCAATTTGTCGAAACGCTGTTGTCCGATTTTGGCTTTCAGATTCTTTTCATATTGTATCAGATGATCTGCGCTGAAACGGTTACATGCCCTGCATTCTGCATGTGCATTGTCTTCGTCAAATCGTGTGGCCATGTGACGGCGTGAATGGAAGTGTCCGCAATCTGCCTGTTCGTATGGCTTAATCTGGCCGCACGAGATGCAGCGGAAATACCCGTTCGGCATACAATCGCGAAGCCGGATATAGCGGCTGAAAACTTTGTCGAGTTTGGCCACTAAATCCGGCTTCTTCTTAATCTTGATACCTGCCTTGTCAAATAACGGCAAAGGCTTTTCTTTCTTCTTTTTAGGTTTCTTGATGTAATACGGCATAATTCATAATTTTAGTTTGTGGTACCGGCAGGATTCGAACCTGCAATGCTTGGCAATCTTCACGTCTTATGCGTAGAACAGTATGATTCGTTTTACATTGATGCCCTGTTTTCATAACATCATAACCAAGTCTACTAAGAGTTGTCAGCGTCTACCAATTCCGCCACGATACCAGGTACCCGTCTTTCCGGGCTGTCAGTTAATCAACATAAGCCATCGAGAACTCTTTTGGAATAAATCTTCCTACTGGAATAGGTTTAGCTGATTCAATAGAGGTATGAATATCTTTCTTCTCGTATTCATGCCCTTTTTCTTTAGCTTGTTTCTCATATTCTTCCTCTTTGTTTTTAAGCCAATGAGAAATAAGCATCATTGCCCTATCTACATTGAAAGTGTGAACAACAAAGATTTGCGTTCTTTCCTCTTCGTCATCAAAGGTTACTTTGGTTTCAATCTGGTAGAACTTCTTTTCATTAGGCTTTGATTCTTCCTCAGAACTTTCCAAATCCGTTTCATCCAAATATTCTTCTGAGACATTATCAATTTTGCGTTCTTTCAAATTATCAGTAAGGATGATACATGAATCAAACTCTTTCGCCATTGTCAAAGTAAAGCCTGACTGATAGTTTAATTCGATATAGTCTTTTAGGATGGCAATTACATTCTCCAGTCCGGTAGCATAAAGAAGAAATTTGTATTTCTTATCATCAATTTGGGCTTGTGCGATATAAGGATACAGACATTTGTTTTCATTCTCAAATGCCATTCGTTTCTGGTTGCTGACCTCTACTTCCTTAATTCCGTCTGCTTCCATGCTGAAACGGATTTGTGCAAGAGTGTCTTGGTCTATCAATGTACCACGTGTAAAAAGAAGCTCATTTCTTTCAATGGTGATTGTTTCTTGAGTGTCTTCATCTATGAAATCTTCACTCCATGTTTTATACACACTCTTTGAAAGATACATATTAAGCATCTTTGTGGGGTCAGATGTTACATACCGTTGTTCTGTTTTCCTTGTTTCTATCATATAAACTCTTTATTACGTTCGATTTCTTGTTGTGCGTAGATAAGCATCTGTTGTTCGTTTGCAGCCGGCAAATAGATACCGGCAACGGACGCAGACCAGTTTCTAAAACGGTCAATACTCAATGTCATTTCACCTGTCGTCAGCTCTGACGAACTTCTCAGATAGGTTACTTCTTTTCCTTTTTTGTTGACCGTCTTTCTCTCAAACAAATCACGGTTGCAAGTCCTCTTATAATAGTCTATCTTTACTTCCTCAAGGCTGCAACCGTACTCACTACCGAAATACCCTAAAAGCAGATGCAAATAGCTGTTCTGGGATAGCGTGCGGTTAGGAAGCTTCTTTCTCACTTCCACAACCGCCCGTTCCTGGAACAGCTTGTTTACATAAGCTTTGAACTTGGGAACTTCGTATTCATTCTTCAGATTGAATATCATAGGCTAGAAGGGTAGATCGTCTTTTGGCTCTCCGTTAGCATCTACAGGCGGCGGAAACTGCTGGTATGTCGGTTGTGGTACCGGTTGTACCGTTGGCTGGACGGGTTGAGCTGCCTGCGCAACCTGCTGTACAGGTCTTCTTGCCTCCAATTTATAGCAGCGGATGGACACCATCCGTTTCACCTGTCCGTCCTGATTCGTCCATTCCCGACCTTGAAGGGCGAATGAAACCGTTATTACGTCACCGGTTCTGAATTGGTCAAGTTCGGTACATTTGTCACCGCTCACTTCAAGTGGTAGGACGTTCTCATACTGGCTGCGCTCACCTGTATGCGGGTCGTGAGTCGTAGCGTCAAGAATGAACTCACGTTTTACAAACGGATTTCCGCCGCTCTTTGAAGGTATATGGACGGTCTGACCGATTTCAATCAACCGCCCTGTTATTTGATTACTCATTTATGATACTTTTAATGTTATACTTCCACTAACAGGTGTATCGACAAGGTATCTTTCGTAGACACCCGGATAATCCTTTTCAAAGGACTCACGGTCGAAAGTCTTTCTGATTGAATCCTTCTTTCTGATGAATGATATTGATTCACCTTTCCACGAATAGACACCTGCCTTGACCATTTCCTTCATCACACCATCCGTAAGTTCCTTCTTCCGTTCAGCCCAGTATTTCGCCTGCTCGGTTATCTCAATGATGGAATCCTCCATTTCACGGTATTTGTCCGGAAGATCCTCTTTACTCGATGGTACGACATACGGATTGACGAACTGTATGCCGCCGACCTCTGCCGCCATAAGAGAAGCAACCACTGCATCTGGAATACGTTCCACCTCGACAAGTTCGGAAATGTTCCCCCTCAGCCAGATAGCGAACAACCTTACTACCCTACATCCGGGATTCTGCATTTCAAACAGATATGCGTAAATAGACAGTTGCCATCGTACATATTCCTTATCCAACCTATAGGTAGTCTTTATATCGGCCAACGAGAAATCCGTTTCATTTTCCCGGTAAACCTTGTCTATACAGGATGCGAAATGCTCGTTGTCAGATACAAGATATTCGCTTACCTCATAATTTAGTCCATAGATTTCCTTCAGGTTCTGATAGTTCTTCGCCTCTTCGCTTTCATGCGAAACTCCGAGGTCATCCACAAGCTCACAGACTTCATGGACGAAATGTCCTCTGTCTGCCGCCTTCTTCATCACATAATCCGGTATTCCGGAATACTTATCCGGGAACAACTGGCTTTCAATCATCCCCGTAATTCCACGAAGCTGCACACCGTCCAAGGTGTAGGTGTGCGCTTCCGGGTCGAATATTACTCTGGATTTAGTTAGCTGCATCTTTCAACTGTTTCTTTTTGTTCGACAAGGCAGTCATGAACTGCTGGTTCGTATGTAATGCGGTATATGTATTGTATACACCGGATAAGGTCTGTATACTCTGCGCGGAATTGATTTCCTGCATCGCCATCGCTAAATAGTCCGTTTCTTCAGGTATTGTGGCATCCGGGTCTTTCGGGTCTTCGGTAGGTATCAGAAACATCTGCAAAAGGGAATATTTCAATGCGACACTCATTGCCTTATTCATACCTTTGTCCCCTGAATCCATCGCTTCACCAACATTCACGGTCTCGACACAACTGCCGTCTGTAGTTATATACCTGAACTTGACCGTCGCTCTTGTAAATGTATTGGTACCACCGGATTTAGTAGGTCTGTTTTCCGTTGTGAATCCCTGTACTTCTTGCAGGATGAACACTTCGTTCTTGGCAAACAGTTCGTGAAGTTCATTCATCACGTTGTCGATTCCCCTGAACTTGAAGCCCTGCTGCTGGTTCTTTTCGGATTTTGTAATGGCCTTCGTCTCTCTGAGAATGCTGGCCATCTTTCCATAAATAAGTTGTCCTTCCATAATCGTGTATTTCAATATTTCAACTGTGCGTATTTAATCACATCATAGGCATTGCAGAACCACTTTCCGTTCTGCTTGTTCGTCCGTTTCTCTGCCCTGATAAGACCTTTCCCTATCAGGTCAACCAGACGGGACAGGCCACCAACAATATCCGCAGCCTGGTCCCGCCCGAAGGTCTTGTCATTCAGGACGATTTTTAAAACTTCTTCGTTTACCATAAGCGTTTATTTTAAGCAGATAATTGCCGAGAAACCCGGATACTCTGTGGCCGATACCCGGTATTTCACGTCCATTTTGTTTTTAAGTGTCCCGATCAAACGAAGATCACGATTACGACGTGAAGCTTCCAATTTGATTCCGTTATGCCGTTTCTTGTCGTAAGGAACTTTGTAGATATCCCCTTTTTTCATTACGTCAAAGAGACGTACTGTCTGGTAGCTTTCATTAACCTCTATTTCTTTTACCATATAAATAACTTTTAATTGATTGCTGACAGAACGGGACTTGAACCCGTAACCTTCCTGACATGCAGGATATTCTACCCTTGAACTATCTGTCTATTATATCACTTCTTTTCTTTCAGCAAATTTTGAATCTGTTCGCTGATTTCTTGATCAAAGGCCTCACGTCTGTCCAGTTCTCTTGAACGGGCTGCCAGTATTGCATTGATGTCAGCGAAATCATCACAGATATTATCTATTGTTTCTTTCAGTTCGTTCATTGTCTAATCTTTTTCCGATTAATAAACTTGTGATTGTAACTCCTATGAACCCTATCCAATACATAGCGGACAGATCTTGATTAAAGCGCATTATCACGACGGATATAGCACAGAGAACTATCAGTTTTCGCATGGCTCTTCCGTTTTTTCGATTTTATAACCTTGTTTCTCGAGATATTCTGCAATATCTTCATCACATATCAGATTAAGACATTCCTCAAGTCCATAATCCGACATCAGGTAATACATACCGTAGTAGGCCACCACATCATCCTTCGGTATCAGCTTCAGTACATCCGAAGAGTCAAATGCCTTGTAATTGTGTACTTCCATAATCGTGTAGTTTAAAATTCGTTCCCGTGGGCGTTCCGATGGTTGCCTTGCCACTTATCAAAGATTTGGTAAGCCACGGGATTATATAGTTCTTGCTGGTGTCTAATCAGTGAAGATTGTCTTTGTAGCCGGCCTACGGCCACCTGCAATCGTATAAGTGTCTTTTTGTTTTCTCAGTGATTAATGCGCTGCGTTTGCTTATTGCAGTCCATTTATCGCATCCTTTTCACTGCGCTGTTATCGCTACTCAGTCGTCCGTTTCACGTCAGGCTTAACAGCAAGCCTAAATTTCCATCATGTCAAAGAACTAATCAAGTTGAACCCTGTCCGGCTCTCGCTGCCGGCTGCCGTTCAATCCGTCTGCAGGGTAGATATGTCACCAAGCTAGATATGGGCAATCTGCCGTCCTCTCGTAGTTGGTTATGCGATGGGTGTATTCGTCAATCTCATTCAATAAGCCTTCATAGTACTCTATTTCTTCGCTGATGGATTGCAGTGCATCTGCCTTGCTGTCTGTATTGAAGAGGATACAGGCTGAAAGCTCGTTAGCCATTTCTGCCTTTTCTAGCTCTCTGTATAGGCGATTCAATTCTTGTTCTATCTGATTACGTGTCATAGTGCTATATTTAAGAGGTTTGCTTTCTTGAAACATCTGTATTCTTGTTTCTCAGTATCGAAATACACCTGAACGGTGTCATTCTTCTTTCTGCTTTCACCTGATGTGGCTGGTATCAGGTTTTCTTTCAGGGTGCCGTAGGCTTCACGAACAGAACCATCTACTTTCTTGAAGTAGAACTTTACGATTCTTTGCTTCATTGCAGCTTTCAGCTTCATGTTTGCCCAGGCGCATTTCATTGCTTCACTCATAGAGAAACCGTTTCTCTTTACGAAAGTCCACGCCATCAGCATGACTTCTTTTAATTGGTTTTTGATTTTTGTACTCATAATCGTGCGGGGTTAGTTGGTTTTACTATTTTTATTTCGTATATTTGTTTCGTATCTTAGTTTCGATATGCAAAGATACCAACTTTTCTGGTATAACAAAAATATGATACCATTTTAATTGGTATATAAACATTATTTGACGGTTGATACCTTAATTATATTATGAAGAAAGAAAGTGTAACTATATGGGTAAGTGTTGCTGCGCTTGTTATGAGTGTAGTGGCTATACTGATAGCATTATACCCTAATATAACAGGAGATGCTTCATTCAAAGAAATTATGGAAATCAGTGTTGCTACCGTATCTATCGGAGTGACTGTTATCTTAGGGATTCAGATATACACTATTATATCTATAGACAAAAGAATTAAAGAGAGTATAGAAGAGGCACATATAATGTATAAGTCTGAAAATGAAATCTTAGCCGATAAGATGAAAGCTCTTTCTATAGCCATCCAAAAATTTACAACAGGGAACATCTACATTACAAGAGAGGAGTACAATGAGGCATTTTGCGTGTTTTGCCTGTCTGCGATAGAAGCAAACAGGTTAGGCTTTGAAAACCTTATTTCATCGAGCCTTAAACAGGCTGATAGTCTATTAAACCGTTGCAAGTTCTTCCATTTGAGTGATATAGGTAAAAAGCACATGGATGAAATAAAGAGGGGTATGATAAAAATCCCCGATGAGAAAGCCATTAAGATATACAACTTTCTGTCGGGGATTGAATGTTCCGGACGGCATACCGTCAATTCATAGGTTCTGGTGGTCTTTCAGGGTGCTTAGGCTCTTTTTTAGAGAGAAATTTAGTTGTACTTTCTGCCAACTCATCCAGAAACTCTAAATCTTCTTTGGTAAACACAGGATACTTAGGGGGATTCGGTTTCTTGGGAGGCGTAGCAGATGTTTTCTCAATTGCTTTTGCCCAAAGGATTCCAGATGCTATGCATAAAAACATAAAAAAGACTGGGAACAAGGATGAGAACAACTCTTTAATCATAACAAAACAACTATATAAAAACACCCATAATAGGTACGAGCTATCATGGGTGCATATATTAAACCTCCTCGGAGGAATGTTTAACCGATTGTTCCTGTAACACCTCGTACTTGTTACAGCTACAAATATACCAAATAAACTGGTAATACCAATAATTATGAAAGAATATAAAGAAGAAATTGGCAAAAGAATTAGAAAAGCTGTAAATTACATTGTATACAAAGAGGATTTGATTAATCAGAGAGATGTCGCTGACCTGATTGGAAAGGATAAAGACAATTTATCAAAAGCTTTCAGAGGTGATGCTGCATATATAAACACATATATAGATGCTATATGCGCAAAGTACCCTAACTTTAATAAGGAATGGTTTGAAATAGGAGAAGGAAACATGCTTTTATCCGAAATAGGAACTCCTATCATAACAACAGAATCCACAACCGAACACGATATTAAAATCCTAGACATCCGAGTTTGTGCTGGACATGGAATAGGATTTGAAGACAAAGAAAACAAAATTACTGGATACGTAAACATACCAGAATTTTCAGGCTGTTATGGGGTAACAGTTTATGGAGATTCAATGTATGACATGTATATGCCTGGAGACGTGATATTTGTTCGTGAAGTCAAAGATAAAAAGATGATTGAAAACGGACAACCATACGTCGTAATTACACATGAAGACAGATTATTGAAAATGATTCACATAGATTACCAGAATAAGAAAACTATACTTTCATCATACAACAATATTAAAAATCCAGATGGGAAAAGAAAATATCCAGATATGGAAATAGATATAGATAGCGATGTTATATTTTTATATAAGGTTGTAGGGAAATTAGCTAGAACCCAAATGTAAATCAGCTATGAAATTCAATCAATACCTTTGGAATCTGTACAAGAACTCTCCAGACGGGAAGT